GCTATAAGTACCGTGAGATTTTTTGCGGTAGGAATGATGCGAAATGGTGTCCCCTGCAGGAATCGAACCTGCAACTAGCCCTTAGGAGGGGCTCGTTATATCCATTTAACTAAGAGGACGTTGAACTAACTGATTTTTAAGTGTTCATCTTGTGTTGCATGTTATCCTATCACTCCACGCACCATCAAGCTTTTCATCTCTTTTATTTCCCATCCTTTCTAATGTTTCCGCTTCGGAAATCACTTCGTTCACTTGCCATTGCGTACAGATTGAGTACAGAATGCTGAAATTCAGTGTGTACAGGATATAAAGCCGTGGCCCTCAGTGATACCAAACTTCGCAGCATCAATGCTAAGCCCTATAGCGGCGCACCCGAAGTCACAGATGGTGACGGCCTGAGTGCGCGTGTAACCCCTACCGGAACGATTACGTTTCAGTACCGCTATCGCTGGAACAATAAGCCAGTACGCCTTTCTGTTGGCCGTTACCCTGCAATGTCCTTGAAAGAGGCTCGCGTGATAGTCGGTGAGATGCGCGAATTGTACCTCAAGGGGCTAAACCCTAAAAATTATTTTGCCAAAGAAGATGGCGAATTGACGCTTAAAGAGTGTCTGGATCAGTGGTGGAAGAAGTATGTTGAAACCCTGAAGCCTAATACACAGACGCTGTACAAGTCAGTTGTGTACAACACTATGTACACCGAATTCCCTGATGCGCCGGTGGTAAACATTCCTGTCTCGGCATGGGTGAGGTTTTTCGATAGGCAGGAATCGAAGAATGCAAAAAAGGCTCGTGTGCTCTTACTTCAACTACGTTCAGTAATGAACTGGTGCATTAATCGTCAACTAATCCCATCATGCGAAGTGCTGAAGCTTAGTGTGAAAACTATCGGCAAAAAACCTGATGTTGGCGAGCGCGTCTTAACGTACACCGAACTTGCAAAAGTCTGGCTAGCACTTGAGAACAACAAGATCGTCAGTTCTAACAAAGTCCTTCATCAATTGTTGTTGCTCTGGGGGGCTAGATTGTCAGAACTGCGCCTGGCTACTGCCAGTGAGTTCAATATGGATGACCTGATCTGGACTGTTCCGTCAGAGCATTCAAAGATGGGCAACGTTATTCGTCGGCCAGTGTTCGACCAAGTGAAGCCATATATTGAAAGGCTACTCAATGCAGGGAATGATATTCTTTTTCCAGGCCAGGAACTGGACAAAGCAATTGACCGTTCGTCAGCAAATCTATATATGAAAAAATTGAGGGGTAAAATTGATATTCCGGAGTGGCGAACGCATGACTTTCGGCGGTCGCTGGTGACGAATTTGTCAGGGGAGGGAGTTATGCCCCACGTCACCGAAAAGATGCTGGGGCATGAGCTTGGGGGAGTGATGGCTGTGTATAACAAACACGATTGGCTGGTGGAGCAGAAAGAGGCGTATGAACTCTATGCCGATAAGATTTTCTGGCATGTTAAACAGATCGGTTGACTCCGCCCTCATCTATCCACTTCATAACAGCCTTTCGGCTGTATCGGGAAGGGTAGGTAAGAACAGGATCTGGGAAGCCGCGCTCTTTACGTAAACGCCAGACCGCAGTTTTTTTCTTTTTGAGCAGATCGAAAACTTCCTGCTCTTCCATAAAATCAGTAGTAGTCATATATTACCCCATCTATTATTTCATTCAGCCGGAATTAGTCGCTGCCAAATTGCAGAAACATATTTAACCTGGTGTTTTGCGTCAGCCAGCGCGTTATGCATATCACCATCAAAGGGGATTTCATAACGTGGGTTAAATCCGATAGCACGGCCCAGTTCGACGATTGTTCTAACATCACGATCCCCCCAGAAAGGCCACAAGCATTCTATTTTGTCTCTCTCGTAGCTTGCCCGAAGAATGACGTTATCGAACGTAGCGCCATTTCCCCAGACCTGAATATATTTTGGGTTGGTATTGTTGACGATGAAATTATTCAGCTCTGATAATGCATCGCCAATAGGCATAGAGTTTGTTTCATCGCAGATCGCTGCGCGTGCTTCGGAGCTTTGCTTCATCCACCAAATTATGGTGTCTGGATCGGGAGTAGCACCCGATTCAATGGAGCTTTTCAGTTTCACAACAGTATAAAATTCAGGTCCCATTTCACCCGTCGAAGGCTCAAAGAAAACAGCGCCAATGGAGACGATGGGAGCAGTGGGTTTATTCCCCATTGTTTCAAGGTCGATCATTAAGTTCTTCTCTTGGTTTCCTCATTGTGTGGTGCTGCTGCGAGTATGGCGGCGCGGCGTAGAGCATTATTTGTCTGCGCGGGTCTGCAAACTTACCTGCATCGTTATCAAGTGAAAAAATATAGCCACAACCCATGGTGGTCGCGTCACGTAATTCTTCGTCGTCAGTCCACACCACCGGCTTAGCTTCCAGCGATGCCAGTGCTATTTTGAAAATAGTTGCATCAAATTGAGCTTCTTCTACATCCGGATAACTAGCAGCTACCGCAATCCTGTGCTGTAGTTTTTTGATTAACTGCTCATTGCTCAGGTTTGTTGTCATAAAGCCTCCTTAGCCCGCCGTGCTTTCAACCGCCGACGGGAAATCTATAGTTTCGTTGAATCCCGCGCCGATATTCTGGACAGCGGTACACCAATCACTGGATGAGCTGCTGGCCAGCACCCCCATTACCTCTCGTCGAATAGATAAATCTAAATGTTGATTAAGCGCCTTTAGGTCATCTCGTTCTGTCTGCGTCTGCTCCAGCGCCGCTATCAGCTCAGCATTACGCTTAATTGCTTCGTCGAGTGCAGATTCAAGATTGCCGATATGTTCAGCGTCACAGCATTCTGCGCAGATAGCTGCCCCTTCATTATCTTGAACAGTAAGCTCGTAACCGGAGCAATGGTCGCAATGGCGCATAACTGATTCGTTCCAGTCGCGAATTGCTCTTTTGGGTATGCTGATTGGCTTCAGCGCTTCGAGTGAGTTAGTCATTGCTGGCCTCCGGTAAAATTCCAAATTCGCAGCACGGACAGTTGCCAGTGAGCTTTCCTGCGTCGTTATAAATACGGCCTGAAGAGCAGCCATGATTACGACATTTCAGCGCCTTAGCTTTCTCTGTTGCACGTATAAACGAGATATATCTAAGGGGGTCAAGATGTTCCAGATACCCCTTGTCTAGCAAAGAGCGGACGATCGGCCCGACCTTTACCGGCATAATTTTGTCTGCATCCCAATAACCGGTTTTTTTGCCTTCCCATACTTCAATTTCCCAGCCATAAACCACGGCAGTGCTCAGAAGTTTCTTTTCGCGCTTTGTCAGTGCTTCGAGTGAGTTAGTCATTGCTGGCCTCCGGCTTATTTGAGGGGTGGCAGTAGTGCTCGCCGTTGGGCCTGCTGCTACGTGTGCCGCAGCGCGGGCAAGCCGTAGGGGGCATAATTGCTGCCCGACATAAATCCCAGATGCCCTGTGCGTCAAAGCCTCCGTCACACATATCGCTCATCGCGTCCAGTACATGCGCCGGTATATCGTTAGGCACGGTTAGTGATGCCAGTGCGATGTCCAGTGCCTGAAGCTCAAAAACTCCACGCTCTGACATAAATTCTTTGTCTGTTCCTTTTCCTAGGGCGATATTGTGTTGCAGGAAATTAATCAGCGCCTCTGTGTTATTGCTCATACGGCTGCTCCTTTAGTGGCATCTGCGATAAAACGCGATGGCGACCAATCGCAATATGTATCCGTTTCTGTGTGACCGAAAATAGCTTTGCAGCGACGAATGTGAACGCAACCACCGCAGGACTTGCCAGCAGGAAGCTTCATCTTATCCGGGTCTGCTGGGTCGTAATTCAGCGCTTCGATGCTATTGCTCATCGCTATACTCCTCGTCATACAAAAGGAACTCACCGCATTCGGGGCAATAACCATTCTGTGCAGCTACATCAGATTCTGAAGAAATCACCTTGCAGCGCTGGCATGCTACCGCGCCTTTATTCTGTGCCTCGGTGTTATTGCTCATCGCTGGCCTCCATGGTGAATTTTCCGGCCTTGATTGCAGCAGCCAGCTTCTGCGCTGCGGCCTTTTGCGCAGAAACGCTCGCAATAACAGTTGCCCGTTCTTTTTCAGTGTTAGCGCACACGCCAGCCCAGGACGAAATCAGGAAGAAATTTTCCAAGTCCATGATTGTGGATTTTGTTGCTAGCTCTTCGATCATCAGCACCACGCCGCGAACAGGGTGATGCTTTAAAAGCTCCTGTACGGCGAAGCCGAACGCGTTAATCATCACGGCGTGGAATTGGATATAGTCGCGCTTATATTCTGCGGGAACGACGCCATTTCGGATGTCGTCAACGGCGGTGATTTTTAACCAGGCCTCCCAGAGGTCGTACACGTCACCATCAGAAAGAGCACCAGCAAATTTAGCCGTGGCGTCACTTAAAGCCTTGAAGCTGACCCAGAGACTACTTTTCGCTGGTACCACGTTGTGCTCAAAATCAGTGATGTCAGCAAACACAGCATGCTGGGTGAGGAATGAAACCATCCCCTGCGCAGTACTATTACGCCCGTCGTAGGCCATATTGATGGCTGCCGAAGGCTTGGAAACGTTGTTATTGATGTCAGAGAAGAACTGCTGGCGCGTTTTAAGAGGCAACTGATGAGTCAGCATCAGCGGAACGTGAAGCGACTCAGCCAGATAGTTTCGGCAGAACTCGACGATGCCAGCTGCTCTGTGCTGGCCGTCGAACAGCTTAATCTCTGCGTCCATCGGGAAGCGCACCACGCCAACATTCGTATTACCGAACTCATCAAACTCAATCTCCGAGTTACAGTTACCAACCAGAGGTGGGATGATGAACGGCTCTTTTTTTTCGTATGCCGTTACCAGATATTCGTAAAACTTCTTTGCGCGCGCCGGGTTAAGCTCTCGCTGCGAACGCTCAAGAGTGTTGCCATGGTTATCTGATGCCAGAACACGTGACAGCGAGCGCGCTGGCACAGTCATCATCAACACTAGCGTACCGCCCTGTAATCCGCGAGACGCAGGGAACTCGAAGAAATGATCGCCTACCTTGCTCATTGAACCTCCACCTTACTTGTAATGTTTATGCCGCGTCTGAGGTATCACCTTGTGCGCTTTGCTCCTGCCCGTCTTCGGTAGATAGGCTGTTGTGGCGAAACTCCTGGAGGATAGATATAACTTCAGCTCGAATGGCTGGTGGAACTTCAATTATCAAACCTTCGCCAGTGCTCTCCGCACACGATGCAATAAGCTCCAGAAATTTCCGCGCTTTCCCGGCGTTAAACTGTGGATTGGCAATGCTTCTGGTAACTTTTTTCTTCCCCGCAGCTTCCGCTTTTTTCATCAGACGGGAGGCTTCACGATCAGCGTACACACCATGCTCGCGTGATATACCAATTGCGATGGCGTAGTTCATTGAACCATCACGTACCAGTTTCTTGATGTATGGGGTGCATTCGTGAAGTTGCAGGTGTTGCAGAATATCGGACTCTGAGCGCTTAACTTTTGCCGCTATCTCGGAGGGACTCCAACCCTGATTTTGCAGGCGATGATATGCAGCGCCACGTTCAAGTGGAGTCAGCGCCAACCCCTGCGAGCTGGTGACCATGAACGCGATTTTATCTGCTTCGGTACCAGTGAAATCTTTGCATTCAAGGCGAACAATTTCGTGGCCCATTTCAACAGCAGCCAGCGCACCATGATAACGGTGGTGGCCGTCGATAACCTTCACCCCGCGCTCGGTAACTTCCACGGCTAAAGGTGGGATGTATTCTCCGGCAATGAAGGCATCACGGAATTCGATAACATGCGCCTGGTTAAGCTCACGAACGTTGTAACCTTCTTCGGCGTAAATTTTATCCAACGGGACGTTATAAGTTTTGCGGGTAGTTAATCCGGCGTCTTTATCGTTATAGAGCTGGCCTAAGCTGGGCATGATGCCTCCTTCAAATAGTGGGGGAGTGCTTTGCTATGCGCCCACAGTGCAGGCGCATAAAACAACACACGAAGTGATTAGATTGAACCTTCGTAGATAGGCAGTTCTTCACCGAGTTGGCTTTCCATGTCGGTAACGATCTCCTGGAAAGCGTGTTCAACAACTTTCTTAGGTTCAATCAGCTCGTACCAAAGAACCAACTGGCCGTCGCGGAGACGGTAGCGGATGCGGGCATCGATCTGGTACGGTGCGCCGTTGTGGAAAGGTGCGATGGCGAGGCTGATTTTTTCCGGCATTTTGGTGTTACCAGAACCTGATTTTTCATCGCTGAACTGGAACTGACAGGTACCATCTGAAAGGCGTTTAACTGATTTGAACTCAGACTTACGGGTTTCCTGGAATGCGAGAACCATTTCCAGCAGTTCAGTGCCTGACGGCCCAGGGTATGAATCACTAACCGGTGCGACATTCTGAATGTTGTTTTCCAGGAACTCAGCAAAGTTAATCTGGTCCATTTTGCTACCATCAGCCGCAGTCCAGGCTTTCCATTCGTCAGAGAACGGGCAGTCATAAACGGCTTTATGCGCGGCCCAGCTTGGTTTTTCTGCATCCTGATGGAAGTCGAGTACGGCTACGATTCGCGTTTTGGTCTTATCTGCGAAAACAACAGTACGAGAATCACGAAAACGTTGAATGTAAGCGATCAGTGAACCGGGGGAGATCAGGTTAGCAGCTTGACGAATACGCGACGGTGCCAACTGGAGGCTTTCGAGTGACTTGACTTCAAAGCCGTCCGGCACGACAACTGACGGGATATCAGTTTGTGTTTTCAGGTTTGCAGAAACCAGATCACGAATTTCGGATACAGCAGAGCCTTCAATTTGAGACATTGAATATTTCCTTATCAGATTAGAAAAGTTGGTTAGGTTGGTGCTACTGGGCCAGCTTGATCGGTGCAGTTTGAGCAGTTGGTTCGATTACCTTCAAATCAAGCTGTGTTTGTGCAGGATCATCACGCAGTAAGCCGCCGTCGGCGGTGGAGAACATGATGGTATCTGCACGGTCAAGCTCAGGAATTGTGCGGGATACCTTCGGCGTAACCTTCATGGTGTTTTCGTCTCGCGTGTTAAGCATGGCGCAATTCAGCGTTAGCGTAACAGCGCCTTTCTTACCTGTTTCACGAACAGCTTTAATCACTTCTGCCAGTGCTTCTGTCAATTCAGCATCGAGAGTGCCTTTATTGATGTAAGCCAACTGCTGGCTAAACGGTGTGGAATTCTTCGCTTCGGACATAATTCACTCCAGTTAACAACTTGGATCGCCTTTCTGAGTAAGTAGCCTGCATAACCAGCTACGGAGCCAGATACGAACGATGGTTTTAGGATTGCGAACCGCCTGCACACCACGAGGGACGCGCATCAGGTCGCCGTACTGAAAATTAACGTTACGGAAGGTCATATAAATCACCAATTGATTAGGTATCCGGCAGGAGTTGAACCCGCGCTGGGTTGGGCAGCCCAGCCAACACCGGAAGCGGACACATTGAATAAAAAGGGCGGTTACCCATCAGAACATTATCTTCTTCCTCCTGTTATTGGGTTAGTTGAAGACTGGATAACCGCCAAACGCAGCAACTTTCTGAATTATTCTGAGAATGGAGAAGAAGGTTTACGCTGTTACGAGGATGCAATCAGGCGCGTAGCGGGATGTGTAACCATCTTCCCATGTGATCCAAATTTTTCCGTCCGGGCCGGGAGCAATAATCGTTATTTTCCTGGGCTTAGGTAGGTGGATGAAATCAATTCGGTCGCCTGCTTTAAGGTGTCGTACTTCAACCTCTTTGCTTTGTGTGTTGCGGTAATTATTCATATTAATTTCTCACTCACCGGCGGTTAGCTGCTCCCGCACTTCGCGGGAAATTTTACGGGCTTCTTTTTCACAACGTTCAAGTAGCTTTTCGGCCGCCTTTAGCTGATTAACTATATCAACGAGCGCCCCTAAATCTCCTGCTACGCCTACACCACCCGCCAGCATGGTTTCCCGGATGTGTTCGATATCCCCTCCGAGAGATGCTGTCATTTCACGGGCCTTAAGGGACAGTTCCGAAACTCCGCTTGCGTTTGCGTAGCGAACGGCGAGTTTTAAATGTTTGCTGGCCATGTTGGCGCTCCTGCTTTTAAGTAAATTAGTAAAAGGCCCGAAGCCTTTGATTAATTCACTAACCCGTCTTGCCGACATCCTGTCTCGCCACGGTTCCGACGCATGGTTTTAAGTCGCGCCGTTCGACTGTTGATACTCAGCGAATCATCCCGGTCTTCGTATGCCCCGGGCGGCTACTTCGTGGGCGTCCTGCCTGTTCGCTGTTGATGATATGTAGTTTAATCATTCAAACAAAACAGTCAAGCGTGATGTTTGAATTATTAAACAAAAATGCAAGGGACGTAAAAAAACCAGCACTAGGCTGGTTTAAATATTTGAAGCGGAAATCCTTGCTGGGTCTTATAACAGGTCCATTTCTACACGCACGCAAACTCCGACAATTTCGCATGTGGAATCTATGAGAATTGGTTGAAAGGCAGGGTTCAGTGGCATCAAATACATATTTGGTCCGTCGATGGCAAGTTTTTTAACTGTAGTTTCATTGGTTCCATTAATGCGAGCAACCACGATTCGGCCATTAACAGCCTCTACCTCTGGATCAACTATAACAATCGAACCATTGGGCAAAGATAGCCCGCTTCCTGATGGCGCTGACATTGAGTCGCCGGAGACACGCAAAGAAAATGAGTAAGGAGAAACCTTTGCAGTAGTTTCAATCCAATCAGTTACTTCATCCCAGTTGCCTTGAATCATCTCTTTCCAGTTACCTGCTTGTACAGATGAAATTAAAGGAACCCTACGTCTCAGATCAGGTCCTGGCTCGGCATTGCCTGTAGTTTCTTCGATTAATCCCCCTTCAGTCAGCCAACGTTCGCTAACACCAAGAACATCGGCAAGCTTGCTAATAAATTTTGCCGATGGCTCAGTTCCTCCGTTTACCCATTGGCTCACGGTACCCTTTGATGCCCCAGTAGCAGCCATTAGATGGGTGCTCTTCAGCTTTAACGCTTTCATACGCCGCGCGATGCGGTCGCTCATGCTTTCTATGTTCATGTTTAAATAATCAAACAAGGTGGTGTTTAATTTCTTGACTATTTTTGGTTTGAAGTATTAAACTTATTTTCATTGTACTTACCTCGGAGAGGGAAATGTTAAAGCGAGATCTAATCACTCATTTCGGGACGGCCACTGCTGCTGCAAAAGCCCTTGGTGTTTCCAAGTCCACAGTAAGCCTTTGGAAAGAAACCATCCCTTGGCAATACGCATTATTGGCCGAAAAGCAAACAAACGGTGTGCTGTCATATGACCCCAAATCATACGACAAGTCTAACGAGTTAGGTGCGTAACAGTAACCACAGAATCAAGGGGTTAACCGTGGGTAATCAACCAGAGTGGAAAGTCGAAAAGCAGCCTGCATGGCTGGTGGCCGCAATCAAAAAGACGATAGCGGAATTACCCGGCGGATATGCAGAGGCAGCTGAATGGCTGGATGTCACAGAAAACTCTTTGTTTAACAGGCTGCGTGCTGACGGTGACCAGATATTCCCCTTTGGGTGGGCAATGGTTCTTCAGCGAGCTGGTGGGTCGCACCACATAGCTAACGCAATTGCGAAGGCTTCTGGTGGTGGATTTATCCCTTTTGCGGATATTGAAGAAGTAGATAACGGCGACGTTAACCAACGCCTTATGGAATCCATTGAATGGATTGGCAGGCACTCTCAGTACATCCGTAAAGCTACGGCTGACGGGGTAATCGATTCCACAGAACGCGCTCAGATTGAAGAGAACAGCTATCAAGTTATGACCAAATGGCAGGAGCACCTTGCTCTGTTGTTCCGGGTCTTCTGCGCCTCTGATGAGGTTTCCCGACCGCCAGACTAATCAGTCTATGCCCGGCGTACAAAAGTGACGCAGGAGGGCTTATGTATCAGGAACAAAATTTCCACGTGACGATGCCCACGGTTTTTACTCGTGAGGACGCCCCGTGGATTAAAGAGCAGTTAGCAACACTTCCGGCAGGAATGCGGGAAAAAATCGCGATGGCGTATGCGCAGGCATACCAGGAAGCGTTCGACGCTGAACCGGTGTCATTCCGGCAGCAGAACGCAGCACGACGGACAGCAAACCGGCGATTGCGAGAGTTTTGCACGAGGTACACCCCAGCAGTTAGGGGATTTACCTCGCTCCCGCCCAGGGTGTGATTTTTTGAAACCGGGTTGGGGGAAAGGGGGCGGTGTTGGGTTTTAGCCCGAAGGGCTGGAACAGCTTTACCAGAAGAGATCGATCTAACAGATAGATCACTGTATGGGGTTAAAACGTCGCGTGGAAATCTGGACGTTTAGCCTTCCAAAAGGAGATTAAATTGATTTATTCAGACGCTAACGAAATATGGGCACCTGTCCCAGTTGAGCTTTATTCCAAAGCTTATGAAGTCAGCAACCTTGGGCGTGTTCGCAGTATTCCACGTCTGGCTAACTCTGAATATTTTATACGCCATATCCACGGCGGTTTTCTGAAAGGCCGCATGCGCAAGGACGGAACCAAAACCGTTACGTTGTCTGTTCAGCGTCAGCGCGAAAAGTTTGTAATTGCTGATTTGGTAGCAAAAGCATTCGGGGAGGTATCCACCAATGCTTAACATCCAGCCGCGAGAAAAACAGATCGTCGCACTCAATATGCTGCGTAGCGCATGGAAGCAAAATAATTCATTCATGCTCTATGCACCGGTTGGTTTTGGTAAAACGGCTATTGCGGCCCTGATCACTGACGGATTTGTTAGTCGTGAGATGCGTGTAATGTTTGTGGCACCGTACACCGTTCTGCTAGACCAAACCGCAGCGCGATTCATGGAATACGGCCTTCCTGGTGAAGAGATCAGTTACGTGTGGCGAGATCATCCGTCCTACAACCCTAACGCACTCATCCAGATTGCCAGCGCTGATACGCTTATCCGTCGAGAATTCCCGGAAAATATCGACCTTCTGATCGTTGATGAAGCCCACCTTAAGCGCAAAAAGCTGCTGGAAGTTATCGACAATCTCACCCGCAACACTGCAACGAAGGTGATCGGCCTATCCGGTACCCCGTTTGCTAAATTCCTGGGCAATTACTATCAGCGCCTAATCAAGCCGACGACGATGAAAGAGCTGATCGCCATCGGCGCTTTGAGCAAATATGAATTTTACGCGCCGTCACATCCCGATCTTTCAGAAGTGGAAACGTCATACGTTGCTGGCTATGGCAGCGACTACAAAGAAGGCCAGCTAAGCAAAGTTATGAGTGAAGCCAAGCTTGTTGGCGACATCGTGAAAAACTGGCTTGAGAATGGCGAAGACCGCCCGACGATATGTTTTTGTGTCGATGTCGCCCACGCAAATTATGTCACTGTTGAATTTGCCAGCGCAGGTGTTGCGGTTGAAGTCATGACAGCAAGCACACCACATGACGAACGTCAGCTGACGATCCGCCGCTTCGAGCAGGGCATTACAAAAATCATCATCAACGTTGGTGTGCTTGTGGCCGGGTTCGATAGCGATGTTCGTTGCATCATTTTTGCCCGCCCAACAAAAAGCGAAATGCGCTGGATTCAGATTCTGGGACGTGGATTGCGCGCAACCCCTGGCAAAGACCACTGCCTAATCTTCGACCACACCGGCACGGTTAATAAGCTTGGCTACCCGGATGATATTGAATACGACTATCTGCCTTCATCCTCTGATGGCATGGAAGAATCCCCGCAGCGAGCCGTAAAGGCTGACGAGACAGAAAAATTACCGAAAGAGTGCAGCCAGTGCCACTACGTCAAACCCGCGGGTGTTTACATCTGCCCGAAGTGTGGCTTTAAACCGCTTGCTGGCGAGGACGTAGAAACCGACAAATCTCGCGGACTGAAAAAGGTAAGCAAAGCGGAAGTTAAATACACCGCAGAGCAAAAACAATCCTGGTGGTCCCAAATTCTTTTCTATCAGCGAACCCGAGCAGCGCAGGGACGCCCGGTCAGTGATGGCTGGTGTGCGCATACCTACAAACAGAAATTTTCCGTATGGCCTAGGGCGTTACACAACACTCCGCAGCAAATAACCCCTGAAGTAACGAATTTCATTAAATCAAAACAGATCGCCTTTGCGAAGAGAAAAGAGAAACAAGGAGAAGCGGCATGAATACCAAGCTGAATACCAAAAAAGCAGCAATAGGTCGCTGGGCAGAAATTTATAAACACTTTGGGCTTCCTGGTGTTACCGGGAAAAAACATTGGCCTAAAGAGTGTCCAGTATGCGGACGGAAAGGGAAATTCCGCTGTGATGACAAGGATGGAACCGGGTCTTATATCTGCGTGTGCGGTTCTGGTGATGGCTGGGCGCTGCTGGCGGCAAAAACAGGGAAGGAGTTTAAGGTTTTGGCATCCGAAGTGGATGAGCTGATCGGCAACGAATATACCTCTGACCGTACAACCATAAACCCGGCGCGTACATCACTGGCACAACAACGTGAGAAGGTCAGCCGGAAGTTTGCAAAGCTTATCCCGCTACGCGGAACCAGCGCAGACAGCTATCTGAAAGAGAGAGGAATTAACTCTCTTCCAAATGAGAACGTCAGATTCTGCGACAAACAGCCAGCAGATGGTAAAAACCTCCAGGCTATTTATGCGCTGGCGACCGATGACCGCGGCGAGCTGTGTTATCTGCATCGCACGCTGCTGGATGGTGAGAAAAAAGCGCAAACAGGTGGGACAGCCAAGAAGATGATGAAGCTACAGGAAGATAGCTATCTGGAGTTTGCTAAATCAGTCGCTATCCGCATGTTTCCGACAGCCTCCACGCTGGGCATTGCCGAGGGAATAGAAACCGCCCTGGCCTGCCATCAGATCACGAAGTGCCACACCTGGGCAACGATGAACACTGCTTTCATGAAAAAGTTTCGGGTTCCTGCTGGTGTTCGCAACCTCATTATCTTTGCCGACTCCGACGCTAACGCTGCCGGACATGCCGCCGCTTTTGAATGTGCTACCGCAAACCTGCACGCAAAGAACGATCTGGAAAGCGTCTCTGTCCGCTGGCCTGCGCAGGGAGACTTTAACGATCTGCTGGCTAATGGTTCTGAAGTTTTTGAATGGGTATTTCACCGGGGGATGAAGCAGTGAAGAAGCCAGCAATGTCAAAAATGAAGGTGTACAAATCGAAGAAATGCGCCAATTGCGACGAATTATTCACACCAGCCCGCAACCTTCAAAAGGTTTGCGGTCCTCTATGCGCTATCGCCTACAACCGTGCGGTTAAAGCTCGAAAGGCAGAGGCTGACAGAAAGGGAAAGCTGAAGATGCGCAAGAAAGCGCTGCTGACCCGAGGGGATTTTATCAAGAAGGCCCAGACTGCCTTTAATGCTTTTATCCGCGAACGCGACGAAGGCAATCCTTGCCCATCTTGTGGCACCTATCACCCGCCGATGATCTTTGGTGGTCAGTGGGATTGCGGCCACTTCCTCGGGGTTGGAGCTCGTCCGGAATTGCGTTTTGAAGAAAAGAATGCTTACCGCCAATGCAAGGCGTGTAACGGTGGGGCTGGCAGATTCGCAGCTAAGAACGCAACAGTACATGCCCGCTACCGAGAAACGCTGATCGAGTGGTACGGACTTCCGCTGGTGGAATGGCTGGAAGGCCCACACGAAGCGAAGCATTACGCCATAGAAGACCTGGAAGAAATCGCGGCTAAATACCGCCGTAAAACCCGCGAACTAAAAAAGAAGAGGGCTGCATGAATTACGAACTTATCTACTGTGATCCGCCGTGGGAATACGGCAATAAAATTAGCAACGGTGCAGCCTGTAATCATTACAGCACGATGAGTATTGATGACCTGAAATGTCTTCCCATTCGAAAATTGGCTGCTGCTAACGCTGTGCTGGCGATGTGGTACACCGGCACCCATAACCGGGAAGCGGTAGCCCTTGCTGAGTCCTGGGGATTTCGTGTCAGAACGATGAAAGGCTTTACCTGGGTCAAACTGAATCAGAACGCCGCAGACCGGTTTAACAAGGCTCTCAACGGTGGCGAGCTGGTGGACTTCGACGACCTGCTGGAAATGCTGGACCGCGAGACCCGGATGAACGGCGGCAACCACACCCGTAGTAACACCGAAGACGTGCTGATCGCTACACGAGGGGCGGGCCTACAACGAGCCAGCGCATCGGTAAAACAGGTTGTACATACCTGTCTGGGCGAACATAGCGCGAAGCCATGGGAGGTCAGGAACCGACTGGAACAATTATACGGGGATGTGAAAAGAATCGAACTATTCGCTCGGGAAGAATGGAAAGGATGGGACTGCTGGGGAAACGAATGCAACAACAGCGTTGAAATTATTACAGGACAAATAAAAGAGGTGAACGCCAATGATTAATCCATCTGAAGTTGGGAAAAAAGGCGAACTAATTCGCCTAAAAACTCTTGATAGCCTCTGGATTCAAGGAAAACTCCGCATGTGGGGGCGCTGGTCCTATATTGGCGGTGGTTCTGGCGGGAACATGTTTAACCAACTGCTGGCAACCGGAAAAATCACCAAAACAGCGATCAATGATGCTCTTCGGCGTATGAAGAAGTCAGGCATCACCAGGCCCGAGCTTGAGATGTTCTTTCGCGAAATACTGGAAGGAAAGAATAAAAGTAACCTGGCATTCTGCACTGATGAAGAAGCGCTGATTATGAATTCCGTTCTTTGCAAGATACTCGTTCAGTCAGGCCATAAAAGTTTATACGGGTTAATAGCGGATCGTTACATCAAGCGCCTCAGCAAAAAGGCGATGGCTCGCGATTTAAACAAAAAAAATCCTGAATGGTGCTTGCGCACATGTGAAACCAGAATTGATGTTTGGCTAAATCTTGCAGAATCGATGCTTTACGCACCAATGTGTGACGCATTCGGCACAAATAGCGACAGATTTTACTTGAAAGGTTGCGCGGAAAGTGCTTAAATTGTGATAAGCTCGGGACGTTAAATCGAACTGAGCAACAGAACAAAACATTAACCCGCCATCAGTGCGGGTTTTTTACTTTTAAGGGCTGCCTACGGGCGGCCTTTTTTGTTTCCCCTCGTACTGAGAGGACTCACGGCAATTTAGAGGGGGGCTTAATGGCCGCTGATCCAATTTCCGGCACCGGGTTAGTCGGTGTTGCCCTGACTGGGGCAAGTATCTATGGACTGCTAACCGGAACTGATTACGGTGTGGTATTTGGCGCATTTGCAGGAGCTGTATTTTACATAGCAACGGCATCAGACCTGAGCGCAACCCGCCGCTTAGCGTATTTCGTCGTGTCTTATATCGCTGGAGTTCTCAGCTCCGGGCTTGTGGGTTCGAAGTTAGCTTCATGGACTGGTTACAGCGATAAACCTTTGGACGCCATCGGTGCCGTAATCATTTCTGCATTAGCCGTAAAAATCCTGACGTTCCTGAATAATCAGGATGTCGGCTCGCTGGTGGCGCTGATAACGCGCCGGGGAGGTTCAGGTGGTACTAAATGACCCAACAGCAACTATTAACGCGCTGCTTTGCGTCGGGGCAGTGATAACTCTGATGTTTTACCGCCGTGGAGATTCCCGGCACCGCCCTTGGGTTTCGCGCCTGGCATGGCTAATCACTGTTACCTACAGCGCAGTACCCTTGGCCTATCTCTGTGGCATTTACCCGCACTCATCCTGGGCCACTATCGGGGCCAACATTATTTTTCTATCCGTGCTGGTGGCCGTCAGAGGCAACGTTGCGCGACTTGTTGATCATCTGAGGCACTAATGAATCAATCACAATTTCAGAAGGCGGCTGATATAAGCGCCGGGTTAGCCACGCGCTGGTTTCCGCATATCGCCGCGGCGATGAGAGAATTCGGCATTACTTCACCGGCAGACAAGGCGATGTTTATCGCCCAGGTTGGGCATGAGTCGGGCGGCTTTACCGCAGTAGCGGAGAATCTGAACTACACCCCGGCGGCGCTGGTGTCCACGTTCGGCAAGCGCATAACTCAGCAGCAGGCCGACGCGCTCGGCAGAACGACGACACATCCGGCCCGGCAGGACGCTATCGCGAACCTGGTGTATAGCAAGCGCCTCGGCAACAGCGCCCCAGGCGATGGCTGGAAGTATCGCGGGCGCGGCCTGATTCAGATTACCGGCCTTGATAATTACCGCACCTGCGGCGCCGCGCTGAAGCTCGACCTTGTGACTTCGCCGCAACTACTGGAACAGGAGTTGCACGCCGCACGCTCAGCAGCATGGTTTTACACGTCAAAAGGCTGCATGGCATATGGCGCTGATGTAAATCGAGTGACGCGCATTATCAACGGCGGACTAAATGGCATCGACGACCGCAAGCTACGCTACAACAAAGCGCGTGCGGCGCTGCTGGTATGACGTTCTTCAACTGGAAAACCTTCGCTGTTGGCATGCTGATTGTGATGATGTTCGCGACAGGCAAAATAGCATCACACGAAAAGAAGCGTGCCGACGCCGCTGAGTCAAACCTTGCGCGAGCCACCAGCACTATTGCCGATTTAACTACCCGACAACGCGACGTAGCCGCCCTCGATGCGAAATACACCGGAGAACTACAAATTGCTCATGCGACTATTGAAGTGTTGCAGCGCGATGTTGCTGCTGGCGATAAGCGGCTGCACATCAACGCAACTTGCAAGCCAGTGTCCAAACCCACCAGCGCCGCCGGCGTGGATGATGCAACCGGCCCCGGACTTACTGACGCCGCTGAACGGAATTATTTCGATCTCCGACAACGAATCGAAACCAGCGGGAAAATGATTGCTGGGTTGCAGGACTACATTAGGCAGCAGTGCTGGAGGGGAAATTGAACGTAGAGAACTTGGCTAAAGCCTATCACCTGAAGAATCATCTTAATGAGCTCGAACGGCAGAAAGAAACAATCGGCGGTGGCGGCGGGTTGGGTATCACTATCCAGTCAGCCTATCAGGACGCCGATTTCATTGAAGCCATCAGGCCAGCAGCTATGGCTGAACTTGATAAGCGCATAAACGCGAAGAAAGCCGAGCTGGCAAAACTTGGCGTTACTTTCAATTAAATGTATCCGGCATTACAGCAGGCATTCACTGAGTGCCTGTGATAATGTCAAATCGTGGTGAATGCGCAGGCTGATGCGCGTATCCGCTCTACGGTATCGAAGCGGTTTAGAAATATCGGTATCTCAGTCATCAAGCGTACTGACCCACCGTTAAGGTGTGGAAAAAAGAGGCGCAGCTGGAGATCAGCACCGGCCACCACATTTGACTAAGGAGGGGAATCTATGAAAGTGAAATTTATCGGCGGTCCTTTTGACGGCGTTATCAATGATGTGGCTGCGAATGATAGAGGTGCGCCACCGAACGAGATTTGGCGTTACGCTCCATCGTCATCACGCGAGCTTACAGCGGATGACTTCGCCCGTATCTGCAACTCACCGCATAATCCTGAGCCTGAGGCGCAACCACTGCTTTATAAATTGGTTTCAGTTTATAAAACAGACACGCAGCATGATTACGAATATCACTATCAAGGTCGCTAAGGCGGCCTTTTTTATTGCCATAACGGGTATGCGTCATGAGTACTTTTGCATGCGCCGCCAGCGGTCCCTCGCTAACCCATGAAGATTGTCTAACACTCCACAACGCTAACATTCCCACTATCGCTGTAAACAATTCCTGGCGCGCTGCACCTTTCTGCTCTGCTATTTATGCGGCGGATTGTTGCTGGTGGGAGGAATACGGTGAAGAGATAACGATACCGGTGGAACGCTGGTGCGGAGACAACTTCACGGCAAGCCGCTTCGGCATCAAACATCTCGAAAGCAAAATATCTGGCTCGTTCAATTCAGGGCAACGTGCTATTGAGCTGGCTATTCACATGGGCGCTACTCGCGTGTTGCTGGTGGGCTATGACTGCTCAATTCGCCACGGCGCTCACTGGCACGGTCAACACAGCATTCTGGCAAACCCCGACAGCTTTAGCGTCAACCGCTGGCACGAAGAATTTAAACGCCTCCAGCAGAAGTATTCGTCTATCGAGATACTGAACTGCTCCCGCCGGACCCGGCTGAAATGTTTCCCTGTGATGTCGCTTGAGGCGGCACTCTCGCTTTAAAAGGTTCCTTTAATGGCTAAATCTAAAGTCTGCATCCGTGGGATGTACGGGCTTGGCGACTCTATTTATCAGCGCGCATTTGTGCGTCAGATGCCCGGCGCGTACCTCAGAACGCCCTGGCCTGAACTGTATTCCGATCTTGATGTGAAGTTTGTCCGCTCAAATACGTCACTGCGTACGCAGCGTAAGAACGAAGAAAGCACAGGTTTTGAGTTTGTCAGGGAGCCGGTAAGACCGTCAGAGGTACTGACCATTTTCTACGGACCTGAAGAGTTAAAGAAAGGCTCCATCATTGACGCCATGACGTGGCAGTTCGGCAGAGCGGCGAGCGTATTCGATTTGCCTTCGTTCGGTCCTTCGCCTGTTGTAGCTGATAAACCTGTTGCGGTGTTACGGCCTGCAACGGTTCGCACTGAATGGGCTAATCCTGCGCGTAACCCCGATCCGAAATACATTGCCGCAGCAGCGCGTGAGCTGCGTAAACATTACTACGTGGTGAGTCTGGCCGATCTTGAAGATGGCGAAGAGTGGCTGGTGGGTGAAGTACCCGAAGCAGATTTGCAGCTGCATGCCGGTGAGCTGTCTTTAACAGAGATGCTGGCGCTGGTGGAGCATGCCGCAGTCGTCGTATCGGGTGTTGGCTGGGCTTTGCCTGCTGCCGTCTGCTACAAAACGCCGGTGTTCATCATTCAGGGCGGCTGTGGTGCTCATAATGCGCCGCATATCGTTACCGATTCTGAAATGGATTTATCCCGCGTGGGTTGGGCTCAGCCCGATGAATACTGCATGTGTGCCAGCATGGACCACGATTGCAGCAAACACATTTCGGGATTCAACGACAAATTCAAAGGCTGGCTAAATGAAATCGTTCTCTGATGAGTTGAGCACAGGCCTTGTCTGGTTGCCCGAACTGGGTATGGGCCGCTATCCGGTACCGAAAGAACGCCCTTACGATGCGGACTACTTCACGCGCTATCAGGCCATGGCAGAAACACCGATGGGGCAGCAGCTCACCGCCGCCCGTATCCAACTGGTGGCCCGACATTATCAGGGGCCGGTACTTGATGTGGGGATTGGCTCAGGCCAGTTCGTTAGTTGTTATCCCGGCGCGCTGGGCTTTGATGTGAATCCCGCTGGCGTGGCCTGGCTGCATGAGCGTAACGCTTACGCTGATTTATATGCCAACCGCTGGCGGGCGCTCACGATGTGGGATGTGCTGGAGCATATCGACGAGCCAGAACGGGCAGTACAGCAGGCGACGGAGTTTGTTTTCGTCTCGATCCCTGTCTTTGATAACGCTGAGCATGTTCTGAGGTCGCACCACTACCGGAAAGATGAACACATCTGGTACTGGACGCACAGCGGGCTGGTGAACTGGTTCGCAGAGCAGGGCTTTGAGCTGGTCGAGCACAACATTATTGAAAGTGCGCTGGGCCGGGAAGGTATAGGCAGTTATGCATTCAGAAGGAAGTAACTATGCCACCCAGAACGCCTAAAGCCTGCCGCAAACGAGGCTGCAAGAATACAACCATAGACCGCAGCGGATTTTGTGATGAGCACAAAGGTGAAGGCTGGAAGCAATACAAGCCAGGCCTGACGCGTCGCCAGCGTGGCTACGGTCCCGGCTGGGATAAGACACGGTTCCGCATTCTCAAGAGGGATAAAGGATTGTGCCAGGAGTGCTTGCGAAGAGGTGCGATAACAGAAGCAAATTGCGTTGACCACATAGTGCCTCTGGCGCACGGAGGCAGCGACAGTGACGACAACCTTCAAAGCTTATGCACCCCATGTCACCGAGTAAAAACGGCACGAGAGAGGCTCTCAGACAGGCCGGGGGGTGGGTAAATCTCTGTGGCTCTTGCCCTTCCGGACTGCCCGCCCCGTCGTATTTTTACACGTCCGAAATAAGAAACTTTTTTCCGGAAGGTGTCGCCTATTGATAAGGAGGTATTCATGGGTGCAGCCGTGCGATCGTCCGGCGGTGGCCGAAAGCGAAATCTGCCTGCCGGGCAGGCAAGCAAACTTACCCGCATTGCTCCGCCTGATGAATTAATGAGTGAAGTCGCGGTAAAGCTCTGGAAAACGCAGAGCAAAATATTAATTGAGCGTGGATTGTTTGAACTCGAAGACGCGCCAATCCTGCTGGCCTACTGCAACGCGTTTCACTTAATGCTGGAAGCGGAAAAGCTTCTCGCAACAAGCCTTACCGTCAATAGCGAAATGGGTGGGCTGAAAAAACATCCAGCCGTTAACGTCCGTAATGATTCTGTATCGCAGATTGCCAGGCTGGGCTCACTTCTAGGTCTTGATCCCCTGAGCCGTATCCGCATGACCGGCGGCGGTAAAAAACCTGAGGATGAACAAGAGAACGAATTTAATGAGTTTGATTGATGGCTACATATCCGAACGTCAATGCAGCGAACCAGTATGCGCGGGACGTTGTGAGCGGGAAGATTCTGGCATGTCGGTTAACCATTCTCTCCTGTCAGCGGCACCTTGATGATCTGGCTCGCGCAAAAAATCCGAACTGGCCGTATCGTTTCGATAAAAATAAGGCGGAACGTTTTTTACGATTCGCCCAGAAGATGCCCCATATTTCCGGTGATTGGGCTCGCCAGAAACTACGGATAGATTTCGAACCCTGGCAAAAATTTTCACTTGGCGTTCCATTCGGTTGGGTTCACAAAAGCACCGGTTATCGGCGTTTCACTGAAATTTATATTGAGGTGCCAAGGAAAAACGGTAAATCAGCAATTGCAGCCGCAGTCGGAAATTACATGTTTTGCGCTGATGGTGAATATGCTGCCGAGGTTTACTGCGGTGCCACAACTGAAAAACAGGCATGGAAGGTATTCGCCCCAGCCCTGGCCATGGTGAAAAAACTCCCGGCGCTACGCCAGAAATTCAGCATTAAACCTTGGGCAAAGAAAATGACCCGCCCGGATGGTTCTCTATTTGCTCCAATCATTGGTGATCCGGGAGATGGTGACTCGCCTTCTTGCGCGATTATCGATGAATACCATGAGCACCCCACAGATGCTCTTTATACCACGATGACGACAGGCATGGGGGCGAGGGAACAACCGATAACGCTGATCATAACGACAGCTGGGTTTGATATTAGCTCCCCCTGCTATGACAAACGCATGCAGGTTGTCGAGATACTGGAGCGGATTAGAGAAGGTAATGAGAACGAGGAGATTTTTGGGATCATCTACACGCTGGATGATGAAGACGACTGGACGAAGCCAGAGGCTTTAATAAAAGCGAACCCTAATTACGGCGTCTCTATTAAGGAAAGCCGCCTGAAGGCTAAGCAGCTTTTGGCGATGTCTACCCCAAGTCAGACCAACAAAATTCTCACAAAACACTTTAATAAGTGGGTAAGTGCTAAAGCGGCTTATTATAACATTCAGAAGTGGTTTGCGGCGGCAGATAAGACGCTGAAGCTTGAGGATTTCATCGGCGATGAGTGCTACGTGGGCATTGACCTGGCGTCAAAGCTTGATTTAAACGCCGTAGTTCCGGTTTTCTGCCGGGAAATCAACGGACTTAAGCATTTTTATTGCGTAAGCCCTATGTTCTGGGTTCCTGAAGATACGGTGTATTCAACAGACCCGGCCCTGAAGCGTACTGCTGAGCGATATCAGACCTTTGTGAACCAGGGCGTTCTGATCCCGACGGATGGTGCGGAGGTGGATTACCGTCTTATTTTTGAAAGCATCCTCAAGCTGCGCGAAACCATCAAGGTTTCGTCATGCCCAATAGACCCCTACGGCGCAACGTCAATCTCCCACCTGCTAATGGATGAGGGACTGGAGCCAATAACCATTACTCAGAATTTCACCAACATGAGCGATCCCATGCGCGAAATAGAAGCGGCGCTTGCAGCCGGTCGTTTCCATCACGACGGCAACCCGATTATGTCCTGGTGTATCGCAAACGTAGTCGGTCGCCATCCACCGGGAAGCGATGACATTGTGCGGCCGGTTAAAGAGGGCAGTGAAAATAAAATCGATGGAGCTGTAGGCCTGATGATGGGCGTAGGCCGCGCATTACTGAATGAGCCGAAAGACTTCCTTTCTAATCTGGACCCCGACGAGGAATTGTTAATCCTGTGAAATCACTGATTATCGACATGGCCGGGCTGGTGGGCTTTGGTGCGCTGATGGCGGGTGTTCACCTGCAATACGGTACCGCTGCCGCGCTAATGTCCGGCGGCTCAGGCCTGCTGACCTGGGCGATACTTGCGGCATGGAGGACTAAACGTGTTTCTTAATGCCATTTTCAGAAGCAATTCGCTGGAAAATCCTGCGGTGCCTTTGACGGTCGAGGCCGCTGAAAGCGACGGTATTTTTCAGAGCGATGTTCTGGTAACCCCGAAAACTGCCATGAAACTCGCGGCGGTGTATTCCTGTATTTACGTCATCTCTTCCAACGTCGCGCAGATGCCGCTGCACGTTATGCGACGTTCCGGGAAAAAGGTGGAGGCCGCCCGCGATCACCCGGTTTTTTATCTTGTTCACGATGAGCCTAACGACTGGCAGACCAGCTATAAGTGGCGAGAACTAAAACAGCGTCATGTGTTGGGCTGGGGTAACGGTTATACCCACGTTGTGCGAAACCGGCGCGGCGAGGTTATCGGGCTTGATGCCTGCATGCCGTGGGAAACGACTCTGGTTAACACCGGCGGCCGCTATGCCTATGGCGTGTATAACGAGCTGGGCAGCTTTGCTATCAGCCCGGACGACATGATCCACATCCGCGCACTGGGTAACGATCAGAAGATGGGGCTTAGCCCGATTATGCAGCACGCCGAGACTATAGGCATGGGCATGAGCGGGCAGAAATACACATCCAGTTTCTTCAACGGCAACGCACGGCCAGCCGGAATTATCTCCGTCAAGAATGAACTGAACGATGAAAGCTGGAAAAGATTAAAAGGCGTCTGGCAAAAAGCTACGGCGGCGTTAAGACAGCAGGAAAATAAAACCATGCTGCTGCCCGCGCAACTCGATTACAAAGCGCTGACGGTTTCCCCCGTTGATGCGCAGATCATCGACATGATGAAGCTGAATCGCTCAATGATCGCCGGTATCTTCAACGTTCCCTCCCACATGATTAACGACCTGGACAAGGCCACTTTCTCCAATATCTCGGAGCAGGCCATCCAGTTTGTTCGTTACACAATGATGCCTTGGGTGACGAACTGGGAGCAGGAACTCAACCGGCGGCTGTTCACCCGAGCGGAGCGGCAGGCTGGATATTACGTCCGTTTTAACCTGGCTGGCCTGCTGCGCGGCACAGGGAAAGAGCGCGCCGAGTTCTATCACTTCGCTATCACCGATGGCTGGATGAGCCGTAATGAAGCCCGTGCCTTTGAAGATATGAACCCGGTAGACGGGCTCGATGAAATGCTGGTGAGCGTCAACGCGGCTAACCCGGCAAAAGACATTTCTGACACCAAAACCCAAAAGGATAAAACCGATGAGTGATCGCGAAATGCGGTGCTACAGCGGTGAAGTGCGGGCCGAGATGCTGAGCGACCAGCCGACGAGAATCATCGGTTATGGCTCCGTGTTCAACTCCCGTTCTGAACCGCTATGGGGGTTCCGCGAAATCATTAAGCCCGGCTCCTTTGACGACGTGCTGACCAATGATGTCCGCGGCCTGTTTAATCATGACCCGAACTTTATTCTGGGCCGCAGCACGTCGGGGACCCTGGCGCTGAGCGTGGATGAACGCGGTCTGCAATACGACATCACCGCACCGGATACCCAGACTATCCGGGATATGGTTATCGCGCCGATGATGCGCGGGGATATTAACCAGTCCTCGTTTGCGTTTCAGGTCGCCCGGGATGGGGAGAACTGGTACGAAGATGAAGAGGGCATTGTTATCCGGGAAATCTCCCGGTTCTCCCGTCTGTACGACGTTAGCCCGGTGACGTATCCGGCCTATCAGGAAGCCGATTCTGGCGTCCGTTCAATGAAAGCCTGGCAGGAAGCGCGAGACAGCGGCGCGCTAAAGAACGCCATTAACCAACGAATGGCGCGTGAGCGCCTGCTGACCCTTCTTAATGCGTAAGGAAAAAATATGAAACTGCACGAACTGAAGCAAAAACGAAATACCATCGCCACCGATATGCGCGCTTTGAATGAAAAAATCGGTGACAACGCCTGGACCGAAGAGCAGCGCACCGACTGGAACAAGGCGAAAGGCGAGCTTGAGGCGATTGATGAACGTATTGCCCGCGAAGAAGAACTGCGCCGTCAGGATCAGACGTATGTAGATGGTCAGGAGGAAGAGCAGCGCAATCAGCAGAAAAAAGAAGAAGGCAATAAGCCGGAAGAGCAGCGTTTTCAGATTTTCGATAAATGGATGCGCCACGGCGCTGCTGAGCTGAGCTCCGAAGAACGCAAAGCGCTGCGCGAACTGCGTGCTCAGGGCGTGGCACCGGATGAAAAGGGCGGTTACACCGTGCCTGATACCTTCCTGGCGAAAGTTGTCGAGCAGATGAAAGCTTATGGCGGCATTGCCGGGGTGGCGCAAATTCTGACAACTTCAGACGGTCGCACGATGGAATGGGCCACCGCTGACGGCACGAATGAAATGGGCGTGCTGCTGGGTGAAAATGAAGAGGCCGGGGAAGAAGATACCGAATTCGGTATGGATAGCCTTGGCGCTTTGAAAATGACCTCAAAAATCATTCGTGTGTCGAACGAACTGCTCCAGGACAGCGCGATCGACATGGAAGCTTATCTTTCCCGCCGCATTGCTGAGCGTATTGGCCGCGGTGAAGCGCGCTATCTGATTCAGGGCACCGGTACGGGGACGCCGAAACAGCCGAAAGGCCTGGCGGCGTCAGTCACCGGCACCACGCTGACGGCTTCCGCTACGGCGGTGAAGTGGCAGGAAATTCTGGCGCTGAAGCACAGCATTGATCCGGCATACCGGCGCGGCCCGAAATTCCGCCTGGCGTTCAACGACAGCACGCTGAAAGCCATCAGCGAAATGGAAGATGGCCAGGGGCGTCCGCTGTGGTTGCCGGATATCGTCGGCGTAGCGCCCGCGTCAGTGCTGAATGTGCCGTATGTTATCGATCAGGAAATTGACGATATTGGCGCGGGTAAAAAATTCATGTTCTGCGGCGACTTCGACCGTTTCATTATTCGTCGCGTGCGTTACATGATCCTGAAACGCCTGGTCGAACGTTACGCTGAATTTGACCAGACCGGCTTCCTGGCCTTCCACCGCTTCGACTGCATCCTGGAAGATACATCGGCGATTAAAGCGCTTGTGGGCAAAGGCAGTGCCAGCAGCTAACCCGCAGTCCTGCAAAAAACACTCACGCCGCGTTAGCGGTTTTTTTGTGCCCGTCATCCGGCGGGCATCGGAGGATTTATGTTGCTGACACTGCCGGAAATCAAAGGCCAGCTTAGGCTGGACGATGATTTTACCGATGAAGATACACTGCTGACCCTCCTGGGCGAAGCCGTGCAAACCCGAACCGAGACGTTTCTGAACCGAAAGCTTTATAAGCCGGATGAGGACATACCCGACACGGACCCGGATGGGCTCAACCTGCCGGGTGATATCAAGCTGGGCATGCTGCTGTTGGTCACTCATTTCTATGAAAACCGTTCCTCAGTCACGGAAGTGGAAATGGTTGAACTGCCTATGAGCTTTAACTGGCTGGTTGGCCCCTATCGGTATATCCCTCTATGAAACTCAGGCAGAGCCAGACCAGCGCCACCTATCTGTTGCCTGACCCTGGCGATCTGGACCAGCGGATAACGGTGCGTCGCCGCCTTGATCAGCCCAGCGATGATTTTGGTGTTGTGCCTTCTTATCTGGAATCACTCGATACATGGGCGAAGATGGCACAGACCAGCGCCACGGCTTATCAGGGCTCCGTGCAGACGGAAAACACCGTGACGCACTATTTTACCATTCGTTTTCGCAAGGGCATCACATCCGATCATGAGGTGGTCCATAACGACCAGGTTTACCGGGTAAAGCGAGTGCGGGATTTGAATGCGAAACGGCGCTTTTTGCTGCTTGAGTGCGAAGAGCTGGGCACGGACAGAGGGCAGACTTATGGCGCAGAAAGCATTTTTACACGTTGATTTTGATCAGCCCGAAGAGCTGGTGTTTAACCGCGCCAGATTGCGCCGCGCCTTTGTCAAAATCGGCCAGGTGCATATGCGTGATGCCCGCCGCCTGGTGATGAAGCGGGGGGCATCAAAGCCCGGCGAAAACCCTTCGTATCGTACCGGCAAGCTGGCTCGCTCAATCGGTTACTACGTACCCCGGGCGTCGAAACGGCGCGCTGGCCTGATGGTAAAGATTGCACCTAATCAGAAAAACGGCGAAGGCAATCGGCATATTAATGGCGCTTTTTACCCGGCATTCCTGTTCTACGGTGTGCGGCGTGGTGCAAAACGTAAAAAAGGGCATCACCGGGGCGCTTCGGGCGGTAGCGGTTGGCGTATTGCACCGCGTAACAACTACATGACTGAAGTTCTGGAACGTCGCAGGAGCTGGACTCGCTACACGCTATCCCGTGAGCTGCGCAAATCGCTGCGACCGCAGAAAAGGAAAAAATAGTGAAACTTATCCCCATCGTGGCCGCGCTGCGCGCCCGCTGCTCACGTTTTGAAAACCGTGTGGGCGGAGCGGCGCAGTTCAAGGCGATCCCTGAGTCGGGAAAAATGAAGCTGCCCGCAGCCTATGTCGTGCCTTCTGAAGACGTTACGGGCGAGCAACAGTCGCAAACAGATTACTGGCAGGAAGTTACTGAGGGTTTCTCTGTAATCGTTGTGCTGAGTAATGAGCGGGATGAAACGGGGCAGTGGGCATCCTATGACGCTGTTCATGATGTCCGGGCAGAAATCTGGAAGGCGCTGCTGGGCTGGGAGCCAGATCCGGAATCTTATGAAATCCGTTATGCCGGTGGCACGCTGCTGGACCTCAACCGTTACGAACTTTATTACCAGTTTGATTTTACGGTCCGGTTCGACATCGGCGAAGCCGATACACGCCAGCAGGACGATCTGGACGCGTTGAAAGAACTGAAAACCATCAGTATTGATGTTGATTTCATCGAACCCGGAAACGGCCCTGACGGCATTATCGAACACCACACAGAAATCCAATTCACTGAGTAAATCATGTTTCTGAAACCCGTAAAAGGGCGGTCTGTTCCTGACCCCGCCCGGGGCGACCTGTTACCCGAAAATGGCCGGAACGTTGAACCGTCGGCGTACTGGTACCGCCGTATTGCTGAAAAAGACGTAACTGAACCTAACCCTCCAGAACATAAGGACGGAAAAAATGGCCGTAAGCTTCAACACCATTCCCGCTAATAACCCGGTACCGCTTTTTTATGCCGAGATGGATAACAGCGCCGCCAATACCACACAAACCAGCGCACCTTCATTGCTGATTGGCATGGCCCTGCCAGATGCGGAAATTCCGCTAAACCAGCTGGTCATTATGCCATCTGCTGATATGGCGAAAAAACTGGCCGGACGTGGCAGCCAGCTGGCGCGCATGGTTGCCGCATACCGCCAGGTTGATCCGTTCGGTGAACTGTGGGTGATTGCAGTCACTGACGACGGTGAGGCTGCCAGCGGCACGCTGACCGTAAGCGGTACCGCAACTGATGCAGGCTCTGTAAATCTGTACATCGGCACGACCCGCGTACAAATCACAGTGGCAACAAACGACACCGGGTTGCAGGTGGCGCAGTCGCTGATGGCCGCCATCAATAAGAATGCAGACTTGCCTGTTACGGCTGAATATGTCCCCACTTCCGGCGGCGACAGCCAGGGAACAATCACACTCACCGCAGTCAACGGTGGCACGGTGCTGAACAACCTGCCTCTGACTCTGAATTACTACGGTACGGCCAGCGGTGAAACCGTTCCGGCAGGGCTGAGTGTTCAACTGGGAAAAATGACCGGCGGTGCGGGCGATCCTGATTTAACGCAGGCGGTTGCAGCAATGGGTGATGAACCCTTTGACTATATCGGCCTGCCTTTCAGTGATTCCGCCTCGCTTCAGGTGATGGCGCTGGAGATGAACGACAGTTCCGGTCGCTGGAGCTACATTCGCCAGCTGTACGGGCATGTGTATACGGCGAAAACGGGGGCGCTTTCCGATCTTGTTAGCTTCGGTGACACGCTTAATTATCAGCACATCACCGTAGCCGGTTATGAAGCTGAAATTCAGACGCCGGTTGATGAGCTGGTGGGTAACCGCCTGGCGCGTGATGCGGTGTTTTTGCGTATTGACCCGGCCCGTCCGACCCAGACCGGGGAGCTGACCGGGGCTTTACCAGCCCCGACGGGCAAGCGCTTCACTATCACCGAACAGAACTCCCTGCTGACGCACGGGATTGCCACGGCTTACACCGAAACGGGCGTGCTGCGCATTCAGCGCGACATCACTACCTACAAAACCAACGCGTACGGTGTTGCGGACAACAGTTACTACGATAGCGAGACGTTGCACACCAGCGCTTACGTTCTGCGTCGGCTGAAATCCGTTATTACCAGCAAATACGGGCGCCATAAGCTGGCGAACGACGGCACCCGATTTGGTCCAGGCCAGGCGATTGTGACCCCGGCGGTTATCCGCGGTGAGCTCAGTGCAATCTATCGCCAGCTCGAGCGTGAGGGTATTGTGGAAAACTTCGACCTTTTCCAGAAATACCTGATCGTCGAGCGCAACGCGAACGACCCGAACCGCCTGGATGTGCTGTTCCCGCCGGATTACATCAACCAGCTGCGTGTGTTTGCCGTGCTTAACCAGTTCCGACTTCAGTACAACGAGGAGGCCGCGTAATGGCAAAGATTGCGGGTACAACCTATTTCAAAGCCGATGGCCAGCAGCTATCAATCACCGGCGGCATCGAGGTGCCGATGAATACGCAGGTCCGGGACGATGTGATCGGCCTGGATGGCTCGGTGGATTACAAAGAGACGACACGGGCGCCGTATACGAAAGTGACGGCGAAAGTGCCGAAGGGATTTCCGATTGCAAAAATCACATCCTCGGATCAGATGACGCTCACCTCTGAGTTGGCAAACGGCCTGGTGTATGTGCTTTCAAATGCCTGGCTTCACGGCGAGGCGAACTATAACCCCGAAGAGGGCACCGTCGATCTGGAATTCCACGGTGAAGAAGGATTTTTCCAATGAAAGAGCTGACGCTTAAAAAGCCGATCATGGCACATAACGAAAAGGTGCACGTCCTCGAGCTGCGCGAACCGACGTTTGATGAAGTGGAGCGCATTGGCTTTCCGTTTACGGTGAGTGGGGAGGGCGCAGTCAAGCCTGACAGTGCCGTTGCGCTGAAATACATCCCGCTGCTGGCGGGCATTCCTCGTTCGTCTGCGGCTGACCTGGCACTGATTGATGTTTTTAAAGCCTCGATGATGATCCTGAGTTTTTTTACCAGCTCGACGGCGGGAATCTCAGAAAGCGACTCTTCAACGTCGCCCATTACTGGCGATTAAATCCCCTTGAGCTCCGGCGCGCCCCCGTCTCCGATTTCCTTGAACTGGAGGCGGAGGCTATCCGTATAAATGAGGAAATCAGGAATGGCTGACAGTTTTCAGTTAAAGGCCATTATCACCGCCGTTGACCAGCTCACCGGCCCGATGAAGGGTATGCAGCGGGAGTTAAAGGGATTCCAGAAGGAGATGGCCGGTCTGGCTCTGGGGGCTGCGGCTGCCGGTACCGCCATCCTCGGCGCGTTGGCTATGCCGATTGGATCGGCCATCACTTTCGAATCAAAAATGGCCGATATTCGCAAGGTGGTTGACGGCCTGGATGACCGGCAGGCGTTTCAGGGAATGAGTGAAGACATCCTGGACCTGTCCACGCACCTCCCGATGGCAGCGGAAGGGATTGCAGAAATTGTTGCGGCCGGGGGACAGGCGGGTATTGCCCGCCAGGACCTCATGCAGTTTGCGAATGACGCCGTGAAAATGGGTGTCGCGTTTGACCAGACGGCAGAAGAGTCCGGGCAGATGATGGCGCAGTGGCGAACGGCGTTCAAACTGACACAAGATGATGTTGTTGTTCTGGCCGATAAAATTAACTACCTGGGCAATACGGGGCCTGCGAACGCGGCGAAAATATCAGAGATTGTGACGCGAATCGGTCCTCTGGGCAGCGTGGCCGGGGTGGCCTCTGGTGAAATTGCCGCGATGGGGGCGACCATCGCCGGGATGGGCGTTGAGTCTGAAATTGCCTCCACGGGCATTAAAAACTTTATGCTATCGCTAACGGCGGGCAAATCTGCCACTTCCGCGCAGAAAAAGGCGCTCAGCTTCCTGAAAATTGATCCCGGGCAGCTGGCGGCAGATATGCAGAAGGATTCGAAAAGCGCGATCCTGAAGGTGCTGGATTCGCTGGCCAAAGTCCCGAAAGCAAAGCAGGCGGCGGTGATGAACTCCCTTTTCGGGAAAGAATCACTTTCGGCCATTGCGCCGTTACTGACCAATATGGATTTACTGCGAACCAACTTTAACCGGGTTGCTGACGCGCAGGAATACGGCGGCTCGATGCAGAAGGAATATGCGAGTCGGGCCGCAACGACGGAGAACCAGTTAACCCTGCTCAAAAACAGCGTGAATGCGATCTCGGTGACCCTGGGCGATACTTTCCTGCCAGCGATTAACGACGCAGCAAAGGCGGTGATGCCCTATCTGGAACAGTTGCGGACATTCGTACGGGCTAACCCTGAGCTGGTCCAGTCCGTGGCTAAGTTTGGCGCGGCATTACTGGGCACCGGCGTTGCTATCGGTACGCTCTCCCGTGCGTTCAAAGTGCTTAACAGCGTAATGAATCTGTCTCCCGCCAAAGTCGCCATTGCGGCCCTGGCCGCGGGCGCGCTATTGATTATTGATAACTGGGATACCGTCGGCCCGGTCATCAAAGAAGTCTGGCAGGAGGTGGACAACGTGGCGCAGGCGATGGGCGGTTGGGAAACGGTACTTGAGGGTGTTGGTCTGATCATGGCCGGGGCCTTTACGCTCAAAACAATCGGAGCCCTTAAAGAGGCGCTGACGCTGGCCCGCGCGCTGTCCGGTGTATTGGGCTCCATCGGTAAAATGGGAGCCATGACAATCACAATAGGTATTGCCATATCCCTGCTTAAGCAGCTCCAGGACCTGGAAAAAGATTCACAGGAGGCCGGAACGAGCAAGGGGGAATTTCTCGTCAACAAAATGCAGGGTGGCGAAAGAGAGCGCGGCTATAACGGATTTCTTTCACGTCTGAATGAAATAACCGGCATGTACAAACCCTACCAGATCCCAGATGGGCGCTATCTGCCAAAAGTACCGATCAACCGGACATCGGCAGGGGGGCTTAACTCACCTGTCACCCCGCAGACACAGCGAAGCGAACTCAAAGTGACGTTTGATAACGCCCCGCCGGGGATGCGTGTTGTTGATGTTCCAAAGGCAGGCAATCCGCTGATGACCATCAATCACGATGTGGGTTACTCCCCGTTCCGCACTAAACCCTAACCCGCCCTGCGGGTTTTCCATTCTTTCCAGGTGACGCTATGGCTTTTTTCTCCAGCACGCCGGACTGGCGAGCGCGTCTGCGCGATGCTTCTTTCCGTGGCGTGACTTTCTCTGTTGAAGATGATGAAGGCAGTTTTGGCCGCCGCGTACAGGTTCACGAATACCCCAACCGGGACAAGCCCTTTACCGAGGATTTAGGGCGGGCGACGCGCCGGCTTTCCATCAATGCCTACCTGATTGGCGATGATTATGCCGATCAGCGCGACAGGCTGATTGTGGCTATTGAAACCGCAGGGCCGGGCACGCTGGTTCACCCCCAGTATGGGGAAATGCAGGGCAGTATTGACGGGCAGGTACGAGTAGCACACAGCAGCGCCGAGGGGCGTATGTGCCGCGTCTCTTTTCCGTTTGTTGAGAGCGGGGAGCTGTCTTTTCCAACTGCCGGGATTGCCACGGCAAACCGACTGAATGAAACGGGCGGATTCTTTGATGAAGCGATCGACGGCATGTTTGAGGCTTTCTCACTCACGGGCATACCTGATTTTATTCAGAGCGATGTACTGGCTGACGCCGCCGACATGCTGGGCACGGTAGCAGATGCTTTTCAGATGGTTGACTCCGGGGTATCTGCGGCGATGCGGCTTTTGCAGGGTGATCTGTCAGTCATCCTGATGCCGCCGAACGCTGCTAATGATTTTGTTCGTGCTTTGCAAAAAGCCTGGCGCGCCGGTGATCGGCTCAGTGGTGACACATCAGATCTGGTGACGATGGTCAAAACCATGTCCGGCGTCACGCTCGATCCGGGCCTGGCCCCGCGGGGAAACTGGCCGACAGACTCCGGTTCTGTCTCCGCACAGAAATCGCGTAGCAATCTTGTTGCCTCAGCTATCAGAGCTACGGCTATCAGCACATCGGTGAATATCGTTACCGACCTGCCACAACCCCGGATGGCACCTTCTCAGTCACGTCAGGCGGGCACAATGTCCGCCGCCGCGGGTGCGCAGGCCGCTACTGATATAATTAATGTTCCTCATCCTGCGCTCGACAGCACGGTGCAGAACGTCCCGGCGAACCCGCCGCCAACGTGGGATGCGCTGACAGACATTCGCGGAGCCATCAATACTGCGATTGACCAGGAGCAACTGCGCATTACTGATGACGATCTTTTTCTACAAATAGCCGCCCTGCGTACGGATTTAAATCGCGATATTTCCGGGCGACTGGCACAGGCAGAGCGGACGGCAGAAAAAACGCCATCTGAAGTAATGCCCGCGCTTGTGCTCGCAGCCAACTGGTATGACGACGCGGGCCGCGAGTCAGACATTCTGGAACGCAATACTGTCCGCCATCCGGCATTTGTGCCCGTGATGCCGCTGAGGGTGCCGGTACGATGAACAATATTGTTTTTTTACGCGTGAACGGGCGCGAGTGGGGCGGATGGACATCTGTGCGCATAAGCGCCGGTATTGACCGGGTAGCCCGTGATTTCAATGTCACAATTACCCGACAGTGGCCCGGTCAGGCAGAAGGCTCCGCCCAGATTAAAAACGGGGACAAGGTTGAAGTGCTCATTGGCGACGATCTTGTTATTACCGGCTGGGTGGAAGCCACACCTGTTCGCTACGACGCGAACGCCATTACAACGGGCATAGTTGGGCGCAGCAAAACGGCTGACCTGATTGACTGCACCGCAGGCCCGGCACAGCACAGCGGCAAGAACCTTGTGCGAATTGCTGACGCACTGGCAAAACCTTTTGGCTTGTCTGTTATTGACGCCGGCGCGCCTGCTTCTGCGGTCATAGATGCGCAGCCCGAGCACGGGGAAACGGTGATTGAATGCCTAAATCGTCTGCTGGGGCAGGTGCAGGCGCTGGCCTACGACGATGAGCAGGGGAATCTGGTGCTCGGCACACCCGGCAGCGCAAAGGCAGCGACGGCGCTGGTGCTTGGCGAAAATATTCTGACCTGCGATACCGAGCGCAGCGTTCGTGAACGTTTTTCAGATTATCTCGTTACCGGCCAGCGACCCGGCACAGATGAGGATTTTGGAGAGGCAACGATTTCTGCTATTCGTCAGGCCACACGGGATGCAGGCGTGACGCGCTACCGTCCGATGACGGCCCAGCAATCCGGTACAGCGACCACGGACAGCTGCAAAGCGCGCTGCGAGTTTGAGGCCCGCCAGCGTGCAGCTAAAACGCTGGAAACGACTTACACAGTGCAGGGCTGGCGCCAGGGAAACGGGGAACTATGGAAACCGAACCAGCGTGTGATTGTATTCGATCCGCTGGTGGGTTTTGACAATGACGAGCTGGTGATTGCCGAAGTGACCTACAGCCAGGACGGCAACGGAACGATTACAGAGCTGCGTGTCGGCCCGGCAGATGCTTATTTGCCTGAGCCCGCTACGCAGAAGTCGAAAAAGAAAAAGGCATCCGGAGGCGACGATTTCTGATGGCAGCCAATATGAAAGCTCTTGCCAATATCTTTGCCCGGGCGGTGCTCACATCAATGGATACCGGGAAAAAATGCCAGGCGGCAGGTCTTAAACTGATAGCCGGCGACCCGAAAGAAAATGTCGAGCACCTGGAGCCATACGGCTTTACCTCAGCAGCGCAGAATGGCGCCGAGGCCGCCGTGCTGTTCTCTGGTGGGGACCGTTCGCACGGTGTAGTGATAATGGTTGCAGATCGTCGGTACCGCCTGAAGGGACTCAAGCGTGGAGAAGTTGCCATATATGACGACCAGGGCCAGTCAGTGACGCTGACGCGGGCCGGGATTGTGATAAACGGTGGCGGTAAACCCATTACCGTTACCAACGCACCAAAAGCCCGTTTCGAAATGGATATTGAAGCCACCGGTCAGATTAAAGACCTCTGCGATGGTGCCGGGAAAACGATGGCCGCAATGCGAGCGACATACAACGGACATACTCACAAAGAAAACGGCGACGGCGGCGGAACGACGAACCCACCGGGCCAACCAATGAGCTGACACCATGATCCTTTATGTTAACGGGCTCCTGAAGGAGTCCACGGACCCGCTCGACCTTTTAACGCGTGCCGTGGTTATTTCTCTGTTTTCCTGGCGCCGCGCTGAAAGCGATGACAACACAAAACAGCCGTATGGCTGGTGGGGTGACACCTGGCCCACGGTTCAGAATGATCGTACTGGCTCCCGCTTGTATCTGCTCAAGCGAAGCAAACTCACGAACAAAACGCCGCAGGCCGCCAGGGAATACATTCAGCAGGCGCTGGCCTGGCTGACGGAAGACGGTGCCGCGGCGCGGATTGACGTGATGGCGGAGCGGACAGGCCTCGATACTCTCGCTGCTGGTATCACTGTCTGGCAGCAGAACGGCAGCCAGCACAACATAACTTTTGATGATATATGGAGCGAACTTGATGGCTGACAGTCAATTTACACGACCTGAGCTGCCGCAGCTGATCGCCACTATTCGCAGCGATTTGCTGACCCGATTTGAACAGGATGTGCTGCTCAGGCGCATGGATGCAGAAGTGTATGCCCGTGTGCAGGCCGCCGCCGTGCATACGCTTTATGGGTACATCGATTATCTGGCCCGTAACATGCTGCCCGACCTGTGTGATGAGGACTGGCTGTACAGGCATGCACGAATCAAACGCTGCCCGCGTAAAGATGCAGTGGCCGCAACGGGCTTTGTGCGCTGGGACGGGCTGGGCGGTACACCTACTTTGCCCGCCGGGACACAGATACAGCGTGATGACCAGGTAACATTCACTACGACGGAAACAGTTAAAGCGGCAGGCGGCGTTTTACGTGTGCCGGTGACAGCTGACGAACCTGGTGCGGCAGGTAATACAGATGATGGGATTGCGTTGCGCCTCGGCACGCCGGTGAGCGGCATTCCCTCCACGGGTTATGCCGATACGGTAACGGATGGCGCAGACACTGAAGATTTGGAAGTCTGGCGCGCCCGCGTCATGGAGCGGTATTACTACATTCCTCAGGGTGGAGCCGATCCGGATTACATCATCTGGGCAAAAGAAATCGCCGGGATAACTCGCGCCTGGACGTTAAGACACTATCAGGGCGTTGGAACGGTCGGCGTGATGGTGGCAACTGGCGACCCGGAAAACCCTGCGCCTGATGATGAGCTGGTGCAGCGCGTACGTGAACACATTCTGCCGTTGGCCCCGGTCGCAGGCGGTGGCCTGTTTGTCTTTGCGGCGACAGAAAAGGTAATTCCTATGACTATCGCACTGGCGAAAGACACGGAAGAAATCAGAGCGTCAGTGACTGCTGAGCTGAATACGCTGATGCTCAGGGACGGGGCGCCATCCGCGAAAATTTATGTCTCGCGTATCAGCGAAGCAATTAGTCTGTCGGCCGGAGAAGTGGCGCACAAAATAACGGTGCCTGCTGCGGATATTACACTGGGGCCGACTGAACTACCGGTTCTTGGCACTATCACCTGGGCCACTTACGACGTAAGCGGAGGAGCCTGATGGCATCTGAAGACGAATACACCCGGTTACTTCACCAGTTACTACCGCCGGGCCCTGCGTGGGAAGGAGATAACCCATTACTTGAAGGGCTTGCCCCCTCTCTGGCGCGAGTCCAGCAGCGTGCGGACGCGCTGATGACAGAAATTGACCCGGCAAAGACAACAGAACTGATTGATCGTTATGAACTCCTGTATGGGCTGCCGGACTCATGCGCGCCAGCTGGCTTTCAGACCTTACGGCAGCGGCAGCAGCGGCTGGACGCTAAAGCCAATGTGATGGGCGGCATAAACGAGCGATTTTACCGCGAGCAGCTCGATGCACTCGGCTATAGCACGGCCACTATCGAACAATTCCAGAATCTCAGCGGCTCACCCGATCCCGAGTGGGGGGACAACTGGCGCTATTACTGGCGGGTGAATATCCCTGCGGATGCCAATGTTAGCTGGCAGACCTGTATGAGTGCCTGCAATTCTGCGATCAGAACGTGGGGCGACACGGTAGCAGAATGCGTTATCGATAAACTTTGCCCCTCTCACACCGTAGTCGTTTTTGCTTATCCGGAAGGAACAGAAAATGCATCGAATTGATACACCCACCGCTCAAGAGGACAAATTTGGCGCGGGGAAAAATGGTTTCACGAATGGTGATCCTGGAACTGGCCGCCGAGCTACGGACCTGAACAGCGATATGTGGGATGCAGTGCAGGAAGAAATCTGTAATGTGATTGAAAAATCAGGCCTAGCGCTAAACAAAGAGCAACACGACCAGCTTTACCAGGCCATTGGGAAAATAATTAGTTCTAAAATTCCTGATGCATTAATACGTAATAAAAATCTTTCGGATTTGGTAGATAAGGCCGTCGCGCGCTCTAACCTGGGGCTGGGAACTGCTGCTACTGCGAGTGTTCAAACATCAAAAGATGATGTCACCACCGGGCGCGTGTTAGTGAACGGCGGCGCTTTGGCTTTGCGTTCTGTAAGGGCATCGCAAACAGCGGGTGCGGATGTTGTTAGCGCTAATGATTTGCCCATTAATGCCGTATCATTTACTTATTCTGACGCGCTAAACGGGCCTGGAATTACCGCCTCGTTGATTAGTTTTTCAGGCCTGAGTGGGAATTACCCAATACAATTTTCCGCTGCTTATTCAGGAGGAGGAAACAGAGCACTTTTTCGCACATACAATGGCGACGCAGCAAAAACATGGAATCCATGGTTTGAATTTTACCACACAGGGAATAAGCCCACACCAGCTGAGGTGGGCGCGGTAGCAAAAGCTGGCGACACAATGACAGGGGTACTTACTGTTCCAGGCGTGAATGTAAAGCAAAAAACAGCCAATACAGCATTTGTTATTTACTTTGCCTTAGCTGAGGGGGGCAATCTTGGGTATATTGGACAAGGGACGACAACAAAAGATATATATATTTCCAATTATGCTGGAGCAAATAATTTTGCGTTAAAAGCTGATGGTGGGGTTGAGATAAGAGGCAACTCAACAACTGCAAACATCTCTGTTATTGGTAACCTAAACCCGACAAGTTTTGCAACGTTTGATGTCCGTTATCAAGCTAAGGGCAGCTACACCCCCGCAGGCCAGGCTTATACAAAATCAGAAAGCGATGCTCGTTACGGTGTAGTGAATGGCATCAGGCGAGGTGGACAACAACACAAAGTAGGTGGCAACTGGATAGGTGCGTGGGAGGCCCCAGCCGGGTGTGTCATGACAGGGTTAAATACTAATGAAGGTGATGATGGTCGTAAAATGGGTATATATTATCGGCAGTTACAATATCTGAACAAACAAACTGGTGCATGGGTAAACATTGGAGATTAATATGGATAAGTTTATTTCCCCTAAAATATATAAAAAAGAATCCGTTAAAATTGAAGGGGCTTTTTATACAGGGCAGTACTATTGTGATAACAAAGGTCGGGATTGGTACGAAACATTAACTTCATGGAATGGTGCTATTGCGCTAGATGAGTCAGATATCGTTTGTGCGTGTGAATCTGATGTTTCAATGATGGGGATGCAAGAGGGGCGTAGTGTTTATGAGGTACTGCCAAGAGATGTCCCGGAAAATGTAGTTGGAAATTACACTTTCAAAGATGGTGTATTTACAGACATACGTCCTAATGATGTAGAACTTGCAGAAAGTGAAAGAAAACGCCTAATGCAGGATGCTAACAATTTGATTTTGCCGCTGCAAGATGCTGCTGACTTGGGTATAGAGACAGAGGGGGAGGCTTCATTGCTATTTAAATGGAAACAATATCGGGTGTTGCTCAGCAGAGTTGATATCTCTGCTGCGCCAAACGTTGAATGGCCTGTTATTCCTGAATGATGTTTTCTACAGTTCTTGTCTTTAAATTCAGTTTTTTTTCTGAGTAGGCAACGGTATTGTCCGGAATGTTTTTATTTATAAAAGACATTGCCCCTATTGTTACATTGTTACCTATGACAAGATTATTGCCTAGTATGCTGCTACCAACGCCAATCTGTACGTTATCACCAATTTTTATAATGGGTTTTGTGAAGTTCTCATTAATACTTCCACCAAGACCAACCGTACAGTTGTGGCGTATTTTGAAATTACTGCCAATAATGGCGCATCCATTTATAACAACAGCTACGAAATGAGTTACTACAAGGCCGGGGCCGATAACAGCAGGAAGCTGGATTTCTGTATTATATTTTTGGATCAATTTTCTGTTGATTCTCTTTGCGACTTGTTTATTAAATTTCCCATCAGAGTTATAAAAATATGAAGCAATTCGCCACCAGAAATTGAAACGCCTTTCTGGGCATTTGAAAGCTTTGTGAATCACATTACCCCATGAAAAAGGGTTGTTACTCATCATTACTTCACGGCGGAGGCATTCATGTAAATGTTTTTTTAATGCGGACTTGTCCATTATTTTACCCCTGCTCCAATTTCTTTCATCTTATCCGTTACACGCTTTAACTCGCTTTCATCTAGCTCCAACTGCGCCGCTATATAAAATAATATGTGAGGCGACATTGCCCGCGGTTCTGCTCCGCCAGTGTACTTTCGCCACTGGCTGTTGCTAGCCACACCGGCCAGATCGGCCATCTGATTACCTGTGTAACCTAGGTCTTCTTTCAGGTGGTTCAGATCATCTGGGGATGGCGGGGTGTAATCATCGATAAGTCGCATAGCTCACCTGTGTCAGTCAAAAAGCCCCTTTCGGGGCTTCCTGTTAAATTAGTTTGATGAGTAGGGTGGTGATGGTTGCCACGGCACCAATCAGGCCCGTAGCGATGGCTACCGGGTACCACATTGTTTCTCTGTTAATCTTTGCTGTTTCAGCCATCAACTTTGCGATTTCAGCATGGATTTTTTCAAGTTCTGCTGTGGTCATATCGCTCATCTCATTCATCCTTTTGGGGTCTGGGCTGCGGCCTTTCCGCTACCTCATGTGATAAATAATAGCCCCTTTGGTGCTATGTGTCAAGATGGCTATTCGTTAGATGAGCAGAAAAATATCGGGCAGAATGTAGAAGGATTGCCCCGGCCAGAAGGTTACCCGGAGCAAAGTTTAAGATAGATAAATTTTCTAATGTCCGACATGTCTCACTGATGGAAACTCAGAAACCAGCCACATATCCGCATCATCAAACATTTCCTCAATCAAGCGGTTGAGCTTTTCCTTCTCTGTCTTCGTGCAGTCGCTGTTAACTGCGTTAGCCTGCATCGGTTTAACGCGAACCACAGCATCTGGGAAAACGCTGTGCACCCGCTTAGTCAATTCTGCAAGGATGATCTCTTTTGCGTCCGGCAGTCCTTCAACATTTCGCTTGTCATAAACTAGTTCAACGAACATAACAAACCTCACTAGATACTGTTTGGATATACAGCATTTAAGCTTCTGAATGGTGCAACGTCAAGAGGATGTTTGTTTTTAGTGTGTACATATTTGAGTACAATTAAAAGCTTTGTTGTGTTTATAAACTCAATAAATACATCATGTTAATTATTTATATTGCTATATCCATTTAACTAAGGGGACAAGCGGGCGTAGTATACCCGCTTTTGGGGTCACGTTAAGGGGCAAGCAGGCTGATTGCCTGAAAGATAACCAGTTTTGGCTTTATTCCTCACGCTTTTCCTTCCCTTTTTGCTCCGTGCCATCCTCAACCTCGCGCTGGCGTTTGGTTTTCGCCTTCGCTTCGGCTTTCTTCTTGTTGCTCATATCGTTACGGATTTGCGCGTGGCTTATCAGCGCAAAGATAAAGGTGCCGCCGCAGATGTTGCCCG